TAAAGGAGAATTCCCATGGGTTTCTACGTATTCGGCGTTGGTACGGCGGTTTGCAAGCCCTTTGGCCCAAACGCCGCTGCCAATCCTACGCCAATGCAATTGGGCACGATGCAAGAAATTACGGTGGACATCGCGGCTTCACAGAAGGAACTATTCGGTAAGCTGCAGTTTCCCGTCGCCATCGCTCGTACTCAAGGCAAGATCAACTTCAAAGCCAAATTCGCGACGTTCTACGCGAAGGTGTTTAACGATCTATTCTTTGGTGCCAGCGTCAATACCGGCAACCAAGTCATCGGCGTGATCGATGAATTGCACACGGTCACAGGCGGAACCGTCACGGTCACGGTTCCATCAGGCACTTTCAAAGAAGATCAGGGTGTCCGCGACGTGAATACTGGCATCGTCATGACCAAGGTATCAACAGCGCCAGCCGCTATGCAATACTCGGTCGTTGAATCAACGGGCGTCTACACGTTCAACGCGGGGCAGACCACGCCAGTGTTCATCACGTACAATTACACGGCGAGCAGCGCCACCACCGGCACCAACGTCCAAGTAACGAACAAACCCATGGGCTCGATGCCGACCTTCGAGACTTGGCTGTACAACAATCAATTCGGCAACAACATTGCGTTCCAATTCCCGAATTGCATCAGCTCCAAGTTGTCATTCAATTTCAAGAACGAGGATTTCGCGATTCCTGAGTTCGACTTCTCGGCGTTCAGCGACAACGCTGGCAACATCTTCTACGAGTACATGGATCAGTAGTAAATCTGGGGGCCGTCGGACGGCCCTCTAACAAATCCCCAACAATCTTAAGGAGACCAGCACCATGAAGGTCAAGTATCGAGGTGTGCCATTTGAAGATGGCGACGACATACTTATCGTGCCGCCTCTAAATTGCGCACAGCTACGCGATTTGGCGGCAACGCTGAAGCAGCACGACGACATCAAAATCCCGGAGGCCACCAATGGCGACATTGGCGCTACCATGGAAGCGGTGGGCCGACGACGTGATGTTCAAGTCATCATCGTTCACGCAGCTTTGACCCGCAATTATCCGGATATCACTGTCCAGAAAGTGGAGGAAGTGTTTGACGGGCGCACGCTAGGTCAAGCTTGGCAGGCGGCCATCGGCATCAACAACAGCGGCCAGCCCTGGGTGCGCGACTCGGGGGAAATGACGCCCGTAAGCGTGACCCAGACTTAAAGCATTGGGCAGACATCGACTGGCCTTACATTTACGGGCGAATTATCACAGTCACGGGTTGGCCGTGGGAATACATCGATGAAGAAATGACGCTGGAGCGGGTGCTGGTCCTGCTGCAATATTGGACCGAGCACCCACCTCTTCACGATTTGAAAGCGGCGCAACTCGGCCTCAGCAAAAAGAAGAGAGGCCGATGGATTTCGGATCCGCACGGTTTCATGAATGAGGCGCGTGCATCCGGATTTCAGGGCACCAGGGCCACGGAATCAATACCGGTGGAAGTACAGGAAATGATGAGGAAGCAAAAGAATGGCCGATAATGCTGTTGACATTCGGATAACCGCGACCAACGACGCGGCAACAACGTTCACGGAAACAATTGATTCCTCGGCTGCTCTGAGTGAACAGTTAGCGCAACTGGCCACACAAGTTGGCACGCTGAACGATGCTTTGCTTTCGCTACAGAAGACCGATACGGACGTGGCCGCTTCCCAGGCGCAATTGGGAGCGGAAACGCAATCTCTCAGCGAAATGTTCCGATCGCAAATGAATTCGATGGGCGAATCGGTCGAGGAATTTGCCGAGAAGGCCAGAATTTCGGCCACGGGCGTATCGTCTTCATTTACCGCGATGGGTGCCATTATTGGCAACGTATTCATCGCGGGCATTTTCCTTGAAATGCTGAACAGATTCAAGGAAGCCGAAATCCAGATGTCGCATCTGTCGGAGGCCACCGGCCTCAGCATCGCCAGAATCGCCGAAATGAAAGGTGCGATGGAGACGTCCGGGGTCAGCACTGACAATTTTGGCGTGGCTCTACAACGGCTCAGCCGCGCCATTTACTCAGTATCGGAAGGCAGTCCACGGGCGATTCAAGCGTTCAATGACCTGGGAGTCTCGACAAAAACTTGGGCCAACGAAGCGCCGGACGCGATCAATGTTTTGCTGCAGATGGCAGATCACATGGCCACCAGCAGCGACCGGGCCAGAGATCTCGGCGCTTCCACTTTGCTGTTGGGCCGGAATTCGCGTGAAATGGTCGGCTTCCTGGCACAGGGCAGTGAAGCTATCCGCGAGCAAATGGAAGCATCAAAGGGAATGGCGGAGGCCCAACAGGCGGCAGCGGCATCGGCCAAAGCGTTGCAGCAGCAAGAGGCCGAATTAAGCCGGATTTTCCGAGAGGCCCTGGCCGACGTATTCCCAGCAGTAGTGCTGGCTCTCAGAACCATAGTGGCAGCCGGTTATGAAGTCATGGCCGCTTTTGAAATCATCGGCAAAACCATCTATTACTCGCTGAACACCATAGTAACTGCCATTGCCAGCACCGGCAAGGCTCTGTTGGAAGCGTCCAGCGGCAACTTCCGCGCAGCCGTGGATGAATTAAGCGCTGGCGGCGAACGCATGGCCAACAATTGGCGCTTGGCGTTGCAGGACGTCCAGAACATCTTGGGCAGCACCGAAACCAAAGTGCGCAGTATGTTTGCCTCAGTAGCTGAAGGGCCGAAAGGGGCGGGCGGCGGCGTCGAAGGATTATTTGAGAACACCAAAGCTCTGCAGGAAGCCGAAATCACGGCGCAATTGGCACACGCCAGCCGGATGGCGGCGATGGAAAAGGAGCAAATCGAATCGTCGGCCAAAATCCTGCAATTGGGCGAGACCCTTAAGTTTGCACTGTTGACCGAGGCCGCAGCTAAGGAACGCGACATCGCTCTCGGCATCATTGCCCAGAAAATAGCGCTGGCAAAGGAAGATCCAACCCATCCGGAGAAGGTGGAAGCTGCCGAGGCCGAGCGGCAGGCCATCATGGATAAATACGCGGCGGAGGCGCAGGCTAACAATAACAAAGCCCAGGAAGCCAGACTTGCGGCGGAGCGCAAAACGGAAGCTGAATTGAAATCGATCGAAGATGAGCGGTACATCCGGCATCTCAACGATTACAAAAAAGAAATAGACATCATAACCAAATTCAACGAGGAATATGCGGCAGCCAAAAAGAAGGAAGCGGACGAACAGCGGCGGGTCGATGAGGAAAAGGAAACGCAAAACATCGCCCATCAGGAACGAATGCTCAAACTGGAGACTGACCGTATCAACCTTCAACGCGACCTGGGTCTTATTTCCACTAGGGAGCAACTCGAACAATTAGACGCCATCGAAGCCAAAGAACGCGAATTAGCTGCAGCGTCAGCCGCACGCCGTTTGTCCATGGCGACCACGGGCGGCGACCCTCGCGAAATAGCGCGGGCACAAGCTGAAATGCAGAGAGTGACCGACGCCAATCAAGCTTCGATGGAGGCCAGTACCAGACGGCACGCATTGGCGGTCAAGGCCGTTTATGATCAGCTCTTCAACGGAATCGGGACCGCTTTTCAAAGTTCAGTGACGCAGCTGATTAAAGGCCAGACGACGCTCGTCGGCGCGTTCCAGAATATGGGCGTGCAAATTCTGTCGGATTGGATTTCCATGTTGGCCAGAGTCGTGGCTCAACATTTAGTTTCAATTATAAGCCGCGAGGCGGCCGAGTTGGGTCTGAACAAATTGCTGACGGCGCTGCACATCATCAATGCGGAGGAAAGCGCTGCAGCCAGCGCTGCGCAAAACGTTGCGGAAATAACTGGCACAGCAGCAGTCGGTGCCGCACACGCCTACGCATCTACAGCAGCGATTCCAATTGTGGGGCCGGAACTGGCACCGGCAGCCGCCGTGGAGGCATATTCCGCGATCATCGCATTCGCGCCGGAAGGCGTCTTTCACAATGGCGGTATCGTGCCCTATGACATGACGGCGGCGTTGCAAGGCGGTGAAATGGTGCTCAGTCCGATGCTGTCTGATAAAATTCAGAACATGACAAGCGGAGCGACTACGGTCCACTATCATGCGGGAGCCAACGAGACGCCGGATTCCATACGGCGAAACAAAAATGAATTGAACAAGATCATGCGAGAAATGCTTCGCGACGGCAGCTTTGCGCTTGCATAAATATGAAACCACCCGATAAACTTATACTGATAGCCGCAGTCCTCATGGCTCTTTTCATCTTGGCGCTATTGGTCTTTATGAGGAGTTAAAGCCATGAGCAACGCCATCTATCCGCAATTGATCGGTGAAACGTGGCCAGTTGTCAAGCGGCCAAGATTCAACACTATCGTCCAGGCAGCGGCCACCGGGCTCGAAGTTCGTATCGCAAACTACCCATACGCGTACTATGATTTTGACATCACGTATTCGGTGTTAGATATGACGGCTGGCGATTACCAGAATCTCTTCGGCTTCTATCTCCAGCGCAACGGCTCGTTCGATTCGTTCCTGTTTTATGACGTCACTGACAATAGAGTGACCGGTCAATCTATCGGCACCGGCAATGCGTCAACGCAGGACTTTCAATTGCAAAGGACCTTGGGCGGCTACACACAGCCGGTCTTTGATATAAACGGCGTGACCGCAACGCTGGGCTCGCCGGTCAACAACGTCTACATCAACGCCGTTTTGCAAGCACCGTCCAGCTACACCATCAGCGCCACTGGTAATTTACATTTCAATACAGCACCGGCTAGCGGGGTGACCATCGCAGCGGACATTAGCTATTTCTGGCGGTGCCGGTTTGCGGAAGATTTCTACGATTTCGAGAACTTTGTGCAGAATCTATTCGAAGTCAAAAAGGTCACGCTAAAGCGGGTGCGTTCATGAAAGCCGCGTCCACGGCCCTTCAGACTTATCTTACAAATCTGTCCGTCAACGCAGTCGGCGGCGAGATATTTGGCATAGTCGATCTATACACGATCACTTTAGCCACCGGCATCGTGCTCCGATGGGCCTCATATCAGACGAATTTGACCGTGGGGGGCAATCTGTTTACGGCTCTTGGCCCATTCGTCGAGCGCAGCCGGGTCAAACAGACGGCGGGGCTCGAAGTCTCATCCATTGAAGTCACTGTCATCGCGGACCCGACGCACCAAATCGGCACCACACCAATTTTGCAGGCGATAGCGCATGGAGCATTCGACGCGGCTCAAATCAAAGTCGAGCGGTTATTTATGGCCAGCTTCGGCGACACGTCCATGGGCACCATCATCTGGTTCGTGGGTACGGTGTCGGAGATCCGCGAATTGGACCGGATTCATGCAGTGTTCACGGTGAAGGACAAGAAAGAACTGTTGAACGTGCCGTTTCCAGCCAATCTGTATCAGGCCGGTTGCCGCCACACACTCTATGATACCGGGTGTCTGGCGGTCAAAGCTTCATTCACTTTCGCTGGCACGGTCTCGGCGGGCGCTACTGCCATTAACATCCCAAACAATTTGACGCAGGCCGGGGCAATAGCGCCACCGGCTGCGCCAACGGTTACAACTTCAACGCCGGGTGGAGTCAACTTGCCACCGGCCTCTTACTATGTAAGAATCACTTATGTGACCGGTTTAGGGGAAACGGCAGCGTCACCGGCAACCTTCGTTACAACCCCTAAGAACGGAATAATCACAGTCACATCGCCAGCAACAGCTACGGGCGCGACCGGCTGGAATGTGTATGTCGGCAACGGCTTCGGCGGCGAAATGAAGCAAAATAGCACTCCAATCGCCATCGGTTCACCTTGGGCCGAGAATGCCGCTGGGATCTTCCAGGGAATCCAGCCGCCAGGAATGTCGAGCGACGGCTATTTCACTAAAGGCGTCATCACATTTACGAGCGGGGCCAACAACGGCCTCTCCAGAAGGATTAATTTATACACGACCGGAAACATACAGGTCAGCCCAGGCTTCCCATCGGCACCGGCTGCTGGCGACACATTTAGCGCCGTGGCCGGGTGTGACAAGACGGTAGCGACCTGCACCGGCAAATTCAATAACGTCATCCACTTTGGCGGCCAGCCCTATGTACCGGAACCGGAGACCGGCATCTAGACCGGGGGCCTGAATCGATACCGAAGACCTGAATTGAAGGAGTAAATAAATGGCAACATTCGACGACGCGGTAGCTGAAGTATTGAAAGATGAAGGCGGCAAGCTCATCCCAGACGACCACGGGCGTGGGCCTTCTAAATGGGGCGTCACATTGAAGACGGCCCAACAATTTTTCCCGCATTGGCGGGATAGCGACATCGCCAATTTGACCAAGGAGCAAGCGACAGAGTTCTACCGGATGGGATTCTGGGAGTATTACCACTACGACAGGATCGATAACGCAGAACTGGCATCGAAAGTGTTCAATGAGGCCGTGAATTTGGGAGGACCGACCGTCAACAAGATCCTGCAAAATTGCGTGGGCGTCACACCTGACGGCACCATTGGGCCGGGAACTTTAGGTGCCGTAAACGCCAACGATGCAAGCGAAGTGCTCGCGTGCCTCAAAGCCGGATGCGAGGCGCGGCACAAATGGGTCGCAGAACATTACCCAGAATTGGCCAGTAATTTGTCCGGATGGTTGGCCAGAGACATGGCATGAGATCTGGGTATATAAGCGAGAAGGCCGTCCGACGTGGGTCCGACATATATATTGACTACGGGCCGGTCCATGTGGTCTGCTAGAAGGCAGGGCGGGCGGGGGTGGGACGGTGGGGCCGTCCT